ATATTTCTCAACCGGAAAAGGGAGAAAAGTATTCTAATTTATCCTTTCGGATGAACTATAGGATCACCAATCGGGAAAGAATTTAAATTTAAATTCCTCTTTCAATTTTAGATCTCTTCAGAACGAAACTTTGACAAAAGTGGTATCTGGATTTCTAGAATCGGATAATATAAGTTTGATAGGTGTACACCTATTTAAACATTAAATATCTTAAACTTTTACCTCTTCGAAAAGAGGCACTCATTAATAAATATATTTATGAATAAGATTTTTAAAAAAGTTAATCCACCATCAACAACTAAAGAACCGCAGGTCACTAAACGTGAGTTTAGGAAGCTTGCAAGGGCTTTAGGTGTTTCAAATAAGGGACTTGCTGAAATGATAGGCAAGTCTAGAGTCAATTCCAAAAACCAATCTGTTCCTTCAATGTATTCAAAGAAGGAAACAGGAGAAAAGTCTAAAGTAAGTGTTAATAACTCTTCTTTTGGCAAGATTATTTCCGACACTAGTATCTTTGAAAAAGTACTAGAGACTCTTCTTGAAAGTAATATATTACTTTTAGAGAAGAAAGGTATAGTAGTAGACTCACGTCTAAAAGCTATAAGCATTAAGGATTGTTTGCAGGAGGTTATCACCTTCCATAACAATCTTGTGGAACACAACAGAATTCCGTTTTGTTTCACGTTCTACAAAGAGGTTACTAGTTATTGTATTCAATTACTAGAAAGCCCTAAGGAAGAACATCCTAAAATAAAGACACCTCGTCTTTCTACGGGACCCATAGATAGATGGCCGACTGCTTTTCAGAAGTCTCGTCCTTTATTCTTTAATGCGAGAGATAAGACAGATATAGGAAGCGTTTGCGACCAAATCATCCGATCTCTACTTAACGTCCACCGAGTATGTGAAGATTTTAATGATATTTCACTAGAATCAATCACTACAAACCGTAATCCAATAGACCCTGAATTTCTCAGAAGTTTTGAGGATTTTGTTAAAAAGAAATTTCTTGATAACAAGATAGGAAAAGAATTAAAGTGGAATACCTCTTTAAACCTCGACTTATCTAAGAACGGTCCGAATGGTGTAGTAAATAATCAATCTTGTGATCTCGAAGCTTTGAAGCTTTTAGAGACGAAAAGATTTTGTTTGCCCTTTGAAAAACTTTGTAATCTTACTTCCAATGTACCTTTGTATAAATTTATACAAGGACGTGCAGAAGCGCAAAGACTTAAATACAAATTGCAATATGAAGCCCTTTCAGAAAAAGAAAAGAGTAGAACACCTCTAACAAAGTACGTAAGTACTTTACTAAATGGTATATACTTAAGAAAACTTACTAGTGTACCGGATACGGGACACAAGTCAAGAACTATTGCTATTTCTGATTATTGGACTCAAACAATTCTAAGACCAGTAGAACGAGATCTCGTTGATACTACTTTAAAATTGTACCCAAACTCGTGCGACTACTTTTCACATTCTAAAGGATTCAATAGAATATTTAAAAGACTGAAAGCAGGAGATCATTCTTACGATTGTAAGGATTGGACTGACTGTTTCAGATTCGAACTACAAGAGATTGTATTTAGAAATAAATACTCTCCCGAAATAGCCGAATGTTGGACTGAGTTAGCCGTTAAGTGCCCTTGGAATGTGAAGAATTCTTCTCAAACTGTTAGGTATGCTGCTGGACAAGGGATGGGAACTAGAGGATCTTTTCAGATCGCACAGTTAACATCTTGTTTATTAATGGATTACATATATGTAACCTATTATAACAAACCAGTTAACGGACATTTATGGGGCGAAGTTGGGGATGATATGGTTTGCCATGATCCCGATGGACATATCTTCAAAGTTTATCAACTTCTGGATATTCCTATCAATTTATTGAAATCGAAAAAGGCTACAAGTGAAAACTTGTGCATGGAGTACGTTTCAAGAAATGTCAACTTCGGACGCGATGTTTCCCGCATTTCTGCGAGGACATGCATTGCATTAGGGGAAAACTTGTTAGATTTAACAAGTTTGGTCCTTCATCTTTCAGAAAGAACGAATGCGTTCGATTATGAATTGATGTTTGATAAGCTTTTGACGCTTGAAACAAAGTCAGGTAAACCTAGATGGAAATTTCTATCTTGGTCCATTTTATTTAAGACTATCGTCGTAAATAATATTATATACCCTGATGATTTGTTAGGTTCCATCGCAATTCCGCTAGAGAGATCCCTAGGGAGAAGGGGGTTCCTTTCTTCTGAAACTAATCTTTTTGGTAAAATTAAAGTAAATGAAGATATTTCTAATTTACTTCGTTTGGCCGTACTTGAAAATATCTGTAATAAGATAAGTAAAGCTGGAAATGACCTAAATGAGGCTCATATAAAGAGTAATGGGAAACCATTTCCTCCTATAGATCCTTCCTTAGTAGATGCGATTGTAAGAAATGCAATGAGAAAAGAAGGTATTCCTTCTGAGTTCCCTTGGCATCTTACTCCAGAAATTCATACTGGACAAGCAGTTTATCACTACTTATTGGCAGTATCTAACCAAAAGTATCATAAGTTTATTGCTGAATTTTTCGGTTCAGGAATACTTAACGGTAAAGACTTCCTACAGATGGATCCATCTGAAAGAGGTCTACTTTTAATAGAGCTCGAAAGAGAACTATCAAAAATACTGATATCTATCACTCCTAAACAAGTTTTTAGTAGGAATTCCGACTATAACAAATCTAGATTGAGGATATCCTTTAGTTATTCTCTTTTGAGAAATTTCAAAACAGAAGATAGTAAAGGTCAGTTATCTCTTAAGTTCAAGACTGAACTTGAGATGTTTAAAGAATTCAGAAATGGATACAAATCTGATTCGATAACTATTGTTTCATTAGAAACTCCTGTAGAG